CTCGGGAATAACCCCTTGGGACGATGACATCATCACCATACACTAATATACGCTTACGCGTATATTCGTCAGGTGCGGCTGCAGCCAAGAGCGCCCAGATCGTCAGTGCCATAATTGGGAAACATAAAGAACTTCCCATAGGTGCGAACTTTCGAAGCTTTAACTCTCGACCGTCAGGTAACACCGTAGCAGAACTCCGACATGCTTCCAAATACTCACATATGTGGGCTGGAAACAGTAGGCGAACGAGCTCAAGAGAGACACGGTCGCTAGCCTCTTTCAGGTCTAGCGTTGCCATATTTCCGTCAGCACTCCCGTACAGGGCGTACTGTCGGTTAACTTCTTGAACTGTAAAACGAACAGAGCCCTTTGTTAAGGGATGCCGTTCAACCAACGCAACGATAGCCTTGCGCAAACCTCCTTGAACCCATTGGAAATCCACAGGTTCACAAGAGATTAGCCTAGGGCCACGAGAATCTTTCGGCACGAGACAAACTCGGGCTGGAAGACACTTGTCAGACACGTTAAACCCGTGCCCATGGTTATCACAAACATCGCCCAAGGATGCGCAAAAGAAGGCATCCAAAGGGTAATGGCTTGATATCCCTGAAGAGACATTCACCCATTCGTACTTAGCCCAAAGCCGCTGCTTGGTAGCGACGGCACCGGGACCATGGCACGGAGTGATGTCTAAAGGATCAAAACGCGTAAACACCTTGTTAAGGAGTATCCGCGCTTCGCGAGCCACCATCAGCATCGAGGATGTAACACCTCGTCTTGTAGCTGGTGATAGCTGATAAAGCTCATCTCGTATTTCTAGGAGATGAGTGTCAACCGTAACTAGATCATCCTCAGTCTTTTCAAACTGAGCAATAACCTCGCGTTCCTGTTCTGCTGTGTAAGGCAGCTCGTACTTAAACATATAGTACAAAACCTGCCTAAGAACACAGACGGACTCGACGCATGGGGAGGGTAATAACTTCCCTCGCTTGTCGAACACTTCACTGAAGAACTCGCCCATTAATAAAGGCAGCTCGGACTCGGACCCCGTTGCGAAACGGAGATCCGATATACCAGTGATGTATCCTTCAACAAGAGCTATGTCTAGCATCTTGCCTAGTTTGGGAAGGGTTTTCGTTAGGAACGAAATCCCCTCAGACCTGGTTCTGGATTGGACGATCGAAACCGTCTTTTCCATAGCAGTGTGACTGAACACATCCGCACGCGCCAGTGAGACGTCGTGAAGGAGTGTGGCGATGAGTTCTAACTCATC